GCTATCATTGAATCTATAACTCCTATAGCAAAGCCTAAAAACAATCTTTTAACTGTTCCAATTGGATCATTAAAAGCATTCAATAAGAACTCTAAAAATGGAGCAACCGCATTATGTGCAAATACAAAAACATTGTAAATCGCTGCTCCTAACGCCCAAAATGCACCCGCAATCAATCCCGTAGCACTAAATGATGTTCCAGCATATTTATTAATTACTGCTATGGCTAAATAAAAAATTGCTACTAGAGCTATTATACCTAAGACTATCCAAGTTATAGGACATGCTAAAAGTGCTGCGTTTAAGCCAACTTGTGCACCTGTGGCGGTTGTTGTTGCAGCTGCTTCAAAAAGAGTAGCACCAGCATGCATTTCAGCGTTTGCGGTTGTAATAGCTTCTAATGTACCAGTTATTGCTAATATAGCATTGCAAATAGATGTAGCTATATTAAACGCCACTATTGCTCCAACAATGCCTAATATAATAGGTTCTATCATTCCCCAGTTATTTTGAAAAAATACTGCTACGTTTGAAATTGTGTTTATTAGATTTAATGCCACTATAGATATTGTAGAAAATCCATTAACCATCATATTAACAAAATTCATAGCATTAGGGTTATTTGCGATTTCATTTATTTTTAATAAAACTGGTTGAAATGCCATCAAGGCTTGGTTTTTCATATTAGTCCATATTTCTCCGGTAGTCTTAGGCATTTTAGCAAATCTCGCTTCTGTATCGGCAGCAGTAGCAAATAAAGCTTTCTTAATAATATCGGCTGTTATTTCTCCTTTAGAGGACATTTGCCTTAAATCCCCCATACTCTTTCCTGTATATGTTGCAATAGCTTGAGCTAACAACGGAGCGTTTTCCATTATAGAGTGGAATTCATCTCCTTGTAATCTACCGCTTGCCATGGATTGACTTAATTGATACATACCGGCAGTTTGTTCTTCAAGGCTTGCGCCACCTATCTTAAATTGCTTATTCAATTGTTCAACAAAAGCAATCATTTCATCATTATTTGAAAAAGCACTTTTCGCAAGTGTTCCCATTCTTGCTACAACTGCTGCAGTATCCGTATAGGTTGCCCTAGCTCTTTGCGCGCTTTGATATATTGCAGTTTGCAATTGGTCTGTTGTTCTTAATCCATCATTTATTAAATTAAGTCTCGCTTGAGTTTGGACTAATTGGTCAGAAGTCTTAAATATATCTCCGAGAGTTTTAAATGTAGCATATACAGCCACAGCATTTCTTAATTTAGTTGCCAATCCATCAGCGGAATTACCGCCTTGAATTAATTTATTATTAAAATTTTCTTGACCGTTGCTATTGTTTCTAATATTTTGCTCAATTTGAGAAAATGAAGCTTCTGCACCAGATAATTGCTGTCTTGCTGCTTGTAAACTAGCTGTATCTATAGAATGGCTTGAAGTTGATTGCATACTTTCAAAACTGCTTATACACATGTTTAGAGCGCTTGTTATTCCATTAATTACAGGCGACATGTTATCATACATTTGCACCGAACTGCTTATAGTTGCCATGATATACCTCCTTTCCAAGGAAATAAAAAAGCACTTACTAAGTAAGCACTTTAAAATATATACTATTTATTTAAATATTCTTTTCCATCAATTATTAAAGATGTAATTGTCTTTTGATCTGGTGCTAAGGTTATTTGAAAATCTCCTCTTAATTTAGCTCCAAACACATTTTGTGAATCAACATATGATTGAATTATTATTTTTTCTTTATCTTTATAGAATTTCCATTCTGTTATATTAGGAAAATCCGCTGTTGATGGAGATTTTAAAGCATCTTTTATAACTTTTTCGCTGTTTATTTGTAAATTAGTTTCTTCATCCAATGTTAAAGTAAAATCAGAAAGTTTTGATACTACTTCATTATTATCATATAAAGGTTTATCTGCATATCTAATAGCATAAACCGAGTTGTCATTTCTTAAATACATTATAATATTTTTTATATCCCCTGATGTTATTCTATAGCCTTTTTCATTTTGTCCAAATGCATTATCAAGGCTTTCATCATGCTCAATTTTTTTTGCATCAATATCACATTTTTTTAAAATATCATTAATTTCTGTAGAATTATCTTTATTTAGTTTAGTAGCTTGCATTATTAAACTTATATCTTTTGGGGCTTTTGCATAATCTGGTGCTAAAAATGTTCCCATAAAAATAGCCAATCCTATAGGTATAAATAATATTAATAAAATAGTTATTAAACATCCTTTTTTGCTTTTGGGTTTCTTAAAATTTTGAATATCAATTTTATTTATTCCATTTTTTAAGTTTATATTATTTAATTCTTGACCACAATTATCACAAAATTTAGCATTATCATTTAATTTTTTTCCGCATTTAGCACAAAATTTTTCCATGAAAATATCCCCCTAGAGTTTTTGCTATAATTATACATTAAATTAGAATTATTTTCTATCTTTTAGTTTTACTTTCAATTTCTTTTTGTCTTTTCTTATCTGCTTCCATTTTGACATCTATACTTGCAATAACAAAAGCTTTTTCCTCATCAGATAAAGAATCAAATGTACTAGGCAATATATGAAGCTTTTGGAGACAATAATGAGCGTAAGTCGCTTCTGGATCATCTCCATTTATTAGTTTTTTGCTTCATTTACCTTATCTTGTAGACCAATATCAAAACCATTAATTTCTTGTATTTTATTAAGTAAATTTTGATATTCTCCATCTTTTAGCATAGTTTGAATAAGATTTTCAGCACCTACAACACTGTAACTATCCTGTAGATCTGCATTATTTAAATCCGGATATTGCACACACGCTACTGCTAATTTGCATAAATAAGAATCAAAATCCGTTTCTGGAACAACAATATTTTTATTTACTGGTGAAGGTACTCTTTTAGTGCAGCTCTTTTTAATATCTTTAGATTGTTTGCTGGTTATAGGAGCCAACTCCCATTCTACAGGCTCAGTTTTTTGCTGATTTGTTACATTGTCTATTACTGGATTACCTGCATCATCCTCTACAGGCTTTAAAAATCTTTCACTAACTGCAAACTTAGTAACTTCCTCTTTTACTGCATTTCCTGCTAAAAAATAACTTAATTCTGACATATTAATTTTCCACCTTTCTTGTTGGGTAATAAATAATTTTATTTTCTAATGTTATAACGTCATTTCCTTGTATAACTACTTTAAGTTCAACGCCTTGGCAATTTTCAGCCATACCAGCCGCTAATTCTTCTGAGTGATCCTTTATATAATCACCTATACATTCATAAGCTGATTTCATTTGCTCTTTTACTGTTTTACAATCATTAAAATCACATAGAGAAATAGTTTCATTAACATTAAACATATCAATCTATCCTTTCATGTTTAAATTAGAATAAGGGCACCATCAAAGTACCCTATAGGTTATACCATACCATCTAACAAGCTAAATTCTTCCGGCATATCAAAATCGTCAAATGTTCCTGAGATATCTTCCTCTAGAGAATCAGCTGTTGCATCTAGAAAAGCAATTGTTCCGCCATCTAAATTACATTTCTTTAAAATTGTTGTCTGACTTCCTACACTAGAAGCTGGATCCTCGTTTGTGACTTGAGCTGTAAAATAACTATCTACTCCAGAATTTTTATAAGCAAGCAACATTCTTCTTAATATAGATTGATTGTAATATGCTGTGCCTGTAAATGTTCCTTCCCAGCTGCTTGATTTGTTTCCTTTTCCTGTTTGGCCCAATAAAGCAACTTTAACTTTATTTTTCTTAATTTCTGCTTTAAATTTTGTTATTTGCATAAATTGATATCTAGTTCCGTCTATAGTTATATAACACTCTGCAAGACTACCACTAATAGCATCTTGAGCGTTCATAATTGTATTTGCCATATCTTACACTCTCCTTCCTACGCAACTACTACAGTCATATATAATTTTTCCATTGCATTAGTAACTTCGATTTCTTGAGTAATAACAACACTATCTTTTGCATCTCCTGGACCTACTGTTACATTTTTAGAATCAAAGTTTTCTATAGCTCTTATTGTTTGTAAATCATTTGCCATATCGACAATATCGCTCCACAGCGAAAGCCTTCCAGCTTTATCATTTGGAATTTGCCCTAAATACTTAGTATTAAACAATGCTGCTTCATCATTACCAATTTGGTCAAGAACTCTAATAGTTTGATTCTTAGCAAAATCTTTGCTCTTTTCCTCAGTAAAAGATGTTAATGTATTTATATCAGTTAAAACCCTGACATCAGAGCCAACTTTATGGAACATTAACTTTCCAGCTTGAATACCTGCAGCTAATTCACTTTGCTTATAATTAGTATCAACAATATATTCGCCATCATATTTCTTATTTGTACAACTTTTATTTACTGCACATGCTGCCTCAGCACCTACTAACCAATAGATTAATTCACTTCCAATGGCTCCTGAATCTGTAACAGTATTTTCAAGAGATATGATTCCCTCATAATCTGCTGATTCTGTTTGATATACAATAGTTTGGAATTTAACGCCTACTTGATCTCTCATTCTTTGAGTGAATGCAATAAATAAAGATATAACCGTACTACTGGTTGATAAGCAACCAAGAGCATTGAAGCTATAACTTTCTATTTTATCCAAGAATGCCTGATATTCTGTTCCTGTAACTGCACTACCATTTGAACCGCCTGTAAGCGCTGTGCCTGCTGTAGTAGCTAATGTGGCATTTGTTTTAAAATCCACAAAATCATTGCTTGCTAATCCTGTAGCTGTTGCTACTGTTTGAGTATCCATAACAATATTATCTAATAATGTGCTTACATCAAATTTTGTGTTATCATCTGCATTTGCAGCAATAACAATCTTTATATCATTACCTCTAGCACCTTTATACTTAGCGCTTGCAAAAGTATTTTGTGCTTTGACTCCAGTATTCATTAATTTATAAAAGTAACCTGTTTGTAAGTTCTTAAATAAATCTCTTATACCTTTCATTTCATCAGATGTGTAATTGTATCCAAATGTTTTAAGACAATCATCTTGAATTGATTCTATATCAACTGTAAAAATTTGATCATCTGGGCCCCAATCAAGCTCAATTGCAAATGCTCCATATCCTCTATCGGAAAGAGCTATGTTGGAATTTGCAGCGCTTACAAAATTAATATAAGCACCTGGAATAACTTTATTTTGACTTGTGAAAGTTCCTCCACCTAACGCCATTACTTAACATCTCCTTTCAAAAAATTATCTAATATTTTATCCACATCCTGTAGAGAGTAAGTCTTATCTTTATCAAGAAATGCATTAATTAAATCTACATGATGCATATACTTTTTACTTTTTAGAATCTGTTCCTTTGTGAATGTTACAACTACATTTGAATTAGTTTGAGATACGGTCGTATTATTTGAACTTGTAGTATCATCAATCACTTGAGCTGTTTCATTTGTTTGTTCTGTTGTTTCTGCCATAATATCACCTCATTTTAGGTTATATTGATATTTGAACTCATTTGTCCCATTGGATCAGCTTGAGTAATATCATATTTAGTTTTTAAATTGTAATCTACATAGAAATGCAATACGCTATCTATGGTTTCATTGCTTATGTTTATGCCCCTAACAAATTTAGAATCAACAGTAATTTGTTTCATAATAGCAGTTAGAATAGTAGCCACATTATCGCATTCTTCATTTTTCTTAAATATTCCATCTACAGGCTCATTGCTAGGAAAGTATTGAATATCCCAAGAGCTTTTAAAATCGTAGCTATTTCCTACAATTTGCTTTTCACTTGAGGTTAATTTAGTAATAAAAAAACAAGGTTCATCAAAACCCTGTTCTATACTTTCTGAATATATTTCATATTCTATATCGCCTATATTAAATTCAGCATCTATAGCTTGACTAATTCCTGTTTTAATTTTATTTACCATTCATACACCACTCCAAATATTCTGTTATTCTTTTTTGTATTATTTTAGGCATTTGATTATTAATTTCTTTTTCAGAAATGGTCATCATAAATCTGCCTCTAACCCATCCTTTATGATTAGCCGTTCTATGGCCATATTCAACGTAAATAGCATATTCTGTAGGGTTTATTATTTCTATTTGATACATATTTCCTATGTGTTGTATTTCCCCAATAGTCCAACCTCTTCTTAAAGTTCCTCCAACTTTTCCACTACCTGAGGGATATTGCCCTACAGGAGTACGTTTTACGATTCTTGCAAATAATCTTGAAGCTATTTCATTTGTTAAGTCCATTGCTAAAGTTTGCAAGTCCTCAGTTTGTAACTGTTGGAATCTATCTCTCATTTTAATAAATTGTGAGAAATCACATTTTCCCCATTTAGCCATAATTAAGCCCATCCTGTAAATAGCTCAAGCTCTATTTCTTGATGAACTGAATATAGAGCTGGTTGGCTACTATTTTTATAGGCTATATTAGAGGCATTTTCTAAGTCTACAGTTTTAGATTTTTTAGCAACAACTATTTTGCTTCCTGCCTTTATCTTTATATCATTAGATATTATTAATAAAGGTGTCTGGCTTACTGTTGTCAGCGTACCTGTAGAAATAGCATGATTTACTGTTGTAGAATAGGTTAGATTACAAGCTTGATTTTCCAAAACTGTAACTTCTTTTTTTACTGTTTGTTTAGTAACTGGATCTTTTATACTTTGATATTCAACAATATTGCAAGCATCTTCGTAAAATATTTCTAATGCTTTTTTTCGCTGTTGCCTAGCATTTGCTAACATTGAACTTATGTCCATTTTATTACCCTATAGGTGTTTAATTGCTTTTTATAATCCCTTATAAGACTATCTTTAAGCTCTGCCGCATTACTTCTAAATTGAGTAGTTGTATTGCCTTCTTGAATAGAAGATATAGAACCTAGGGCAACAGCTTCACTTCCAAGATTCTCATTTAAATATATGTCTCTTGCCATTCTTATAAATGTAGTAAATAATCCTGTAGGGACTTCATCTATGTGACAATGATTGATAATTATTGTTGTCGCATCATCTAATGAAAAATTCAAGATAGTATCTTTGGTTATATCTGTTCTTTCTATACCTAAAACATCCTTTAGAGTATTTAAACTTTCATTATCTACAGGCATAAAATCACCCACTATTCATTTGGTTTTTCAGCGTCTTGAATTTTCTTTAATATACCATCTTGACTTGTACTCTTACCAATATCAATTTCTTTTTCTGTTGCATAAGCTATAAGCTCTTCTACAGTCATATCTTTTAATTGTTTTTCCTCAGTATTATTATTTTCATTTCTTTTAGCTTCTTGTTGTCTACGCATTCTATTAAATGCAGCTAGTCCCATAAAAACACCTCCTAAGCTATCAAAGTATCAATGCTAGTTTTATTAGCTATTGTATACCCTAATTTAGTCCCGCCAGTAATAGTTAATGTTTGTGTATCTGCTGCTACCCAAGTCCCTGTATATTCTAAAGTTACAGTTCCGATGCCTTCTGAAATAGTTACCGTTGTTGCACTGCCAGATATTGCAATCACACCATTAGTTGAGGTTTTTGTTGCAGCTATTGCAAATGTTCCATTTATGAAACTACAAACTTCTCCGGCTGCTGTTTTTACTGATACAGTTACTTTCCTGGTATATTTTGCATTGCTTCCACCTATTGCTGCATTCACAGTTGCTGCACTGCTTCCAGTTGTTGCTGGAGATAAGACTAGAACCATATCCCCATTTAAAGCTTTTTCCATAGCACCTAAATAATCATAAACATCTTTTAAAGAATGTTTTAAAGTTTTACTTTTAAATTTATCTATCATGCTCATTCTAAACATTCCTCCTTATAAAAATAAGGCAGTTTTAATGCTGCCTTTAAGCTAATTTATGTTTGAATATTACAATTCTAATATTTTTAGTATCATAAACTTTTGACCAGTTAGATCCTGTTGCCATTTCTGCAAATGTTGGTGTCTTACCTGCAACACTTGTTTCAGTCCATTTAACACCTCTAGGATGCAATATAAAGTGTTGTCTATTGATAAGGATATCTTCACCGGCTAATGAGTCTCTATCATCCTCAGTTGGTGTTGGAGCTGCTCCATTACCTAAACCAAAAGCGCCTTGTCCAAATAAATAGGTTGTATAAATTCCATTTGATACAGGGCATAAATCATCTACAATTACTCTATATCCTAAATAGAAAGGAATTTCAACCTGAGTTTCTGAATCTGGTACCATATCAATTTCATTATTCTTTTGAAGTTTAGTAAATGTAGCTGAATGCATTCCTACTCCAGTTAATTTACTTGCATTGTCTCCGAGTTTTTGCTTTGCATCTAATGTTGAGCTAACGCTGATTATTGCATCTGATCCAGTATTACCAGATATATCATAAACATTAGAACTAGCTAAAGTTGTTTCTAGCCCAGCTAAAGATTTGAATACAACCTTTCCTCTTTCACCTATCCAGTATTTAGCTACCTTACTAGCAATAACTTTCATTGGATCATCACCAGATAAAGCTTTTGCTAAATCATTAACTCCCCATGCTTTACCTCTCATATGCAATCTAGCTTGGTCTTGTCCGGCTGTAATTGCATTTACTGATAATGAAGCTGAGTCGCTTAATTCTTCTGAATCTCCATCTAAATCATTCCAGAAAGGCATATTTATAATTGTGCCTCCACTTGTTGCTAATGCATCTAAGCTTGGATCATTTTGCACTATTCCTGCTTGTATGAAAGCATCTAGTCTCACTGTGTCCTCGATAACATAAGGATTAAATACCTCTGGTACTATAATATTACTAATTTTTGTTGCTGCCATGTTTATACATCTCCTTTAAATTAAAAATTTACTTTTTTCCCTGCAGCTTCAGCCAATTTCCTAGCCTGTACAGGATCTTGTTTTATCAATTCACCTTGTTTTGTAAGGTTAAAAGTTTCTTTAGCAAATGGATTGATTGCTTTTGGAGGGTCTCCACCTGCTGGATCATATTTAGTTTCTACCTTTCCAGTAATAAAGTTATAAGCCATTGATTCTCTATAAGGTTTTAAAGTCTCTTCTAATCCTATTAGATTGCCTGTAGAGTCATAATTAAACTTATCTACTCCACCATGCTTAAAGATTAAATAATCAGCATCCTTAACACCTGCATCTCTAAGCTTATCTTTTAATAAAAGCTCTTTTATTTGTTTTTCTGAATCTGATTTCATTGTTTCAATAGTGTTTTCATATTTTTCGATTTTTCCTTGAAGATCTTCATTTCCTTTGTTAGCTTTCTTCAATGTATCTATAGTGTCATTAGCTGTTTTAAGCTGACCATTGATATCATTAAATGTTGCCTTCGGTACTGCATATTTAGGAAATTCAGTATTAATTGATTTCATTAACTCTTCAATATTGATACTTCCATCCTCATTTTTTTTAGTTTCTTCTATTAATTTTTTTAACCATTCCATAACTTTTTTTCTCCTTCTTCTAAATAGATTTTTATTCCTGCTCTCCAGGTATTGTAGAATTGCCTTTGTTCTTTATCCTCTGCAAATCTTTAAAAAGAGGGCATAATAAAAAGCCTTATTTCTAAGACTTGATTAATTATATTCTCATAATTCAATTTTTCTTTTTAAAAAGCAAAAGCATAGTCCAAATATATTAATTTGAAACCATGCTTCGGCATATCTAATGTCATTCTCTATATACTCAGTTATATAATGATGCATTTAAACAACCTCCCAATCTTCAGCAAGCATATCAGTTTGGCTAGCTAGCCATGGAACAAAATCACTATTTGCTGTTTTCATAGCAATAAAAGGTACTGGTAATAATCCATCAACTGATTTTACATATTCATAGCCTACTGTCCAATTTTCAATGAGTATCAACCACATTTCTTTACCATTCCAGCCTTTTCTCTGCACCTTACCACCAGTTTTTAATATTGCAATAGCATCACCGAAATTTAATTGCGTTCTTTCCATTTTAAATTCCTCCTTATCTATGTGTTCCATATTCAACAAAACTAATATATTTATAATCATGTTTTTCATATTCTATATTTAATTTGTTTATTTGCTCTGAAAGTTCTTCTGTCCATTCTTTAGGTATAGGCTTTCTAGCTTCAACATATCTATTGATTGCATTTTGAATCTCTGCAATTCTTTCTTCAAGGCATATTCTTCTAGGTTTTAATCCTAAAGGCGGTCTTTCAAAGATAGGTTCGAAACTGCACCTGCAATTTAAATTAATATTAGCATTTACATTTGACATTAATTATTCCTCCTTATTCATAAGTCTCACACTTAGCTGAATTAGTTATTTTTACTGCTTTTATATTGATGTTTAATTTCTTCGGCAACATCATAAATTGCAGATATTTTATTTATTTTCAGAAGAATTCGTCTTACTTCACTATAGGTATAGTCTTCAATTATGCAAACTGATTCTTGAACTTTTTGTGGATTTAAAAGACTATTAATATCTGAACCATTGCAAAAAGAATCATTATAATCAAAAATAATCTTTTGCAATTCTTCAGCAGTTTCTCTTATTTTAAAAACAAGATTTATTCCATCACAAATTACACATACATAATTCATTTAAATACCTCCTAAATAAAAATAAGCCTTAACGCTGGCTTTGCGAGATATTGGATCACCTCTTTAAACTTTCATTTTTTCTATTTCTAAATCTTAAATATATTTCTGCAACTATATATCCTAATATGAAGCCAAATATAAAATTTATAAACATCTTATCAGCTCCTTTAATTGACAAATTTATTTTCCCAATCATCATAAGTCATATCGCTAGGCACATACGTTGTTTTGCCTTTAGAATCTCTTGCAGCTCTAGTTGTTCCTAATTCAAATTCATCATCAAAATAAGGGCATGTGGTAGTTCTGCAACGATTATGAAATGGTGGAGCAGTTACCCATGGTTCATATTGTGATAATGGTAAATGTTCTCCGTCAAGGCTCCTGCAAATTTGGCTTGTATGTGTATCTAATGTTGCAACTATTTCATATTCCTGTATACCTAATTGCCTATAGGCATCATTACGACTAGCACTGCTAAAATATGCACTTTCAGTCATAACTAAATTACCTGATTTTGATTTACTTGTATCAAATTTATGAGCTATATTTTTAATTGCTTTATCTGGCCCTTGACCTTTTATTAACATTTGGCTTAACTCGCTATGAATTGTATTAACTAAGTCTGGTCTATATTGTCCCCATATCCTCTTACTAAACTCGGTTCCATCATCTGTCCAAGGTTTATGAATTATCATATTTAATTGATCAGTATCTATTTTTGCGAAATTAAACCCAACATTAAAGCCTTTTTGTACTTCATATGCAGTATGATAATAACCTTGCTCATATATTCCATTTAAAAGCGAATCTAGCTTATCAACTTGATTGCCATATAAAACTTCAACTATTTGTCTTAATTGTGTCTCTAGAGCTTCTAAACGTGAAATATGAACTCTAGCGGATGCATTTTCTAATTGTTGCATCCAATCTTGGTTAATTGCATTTTCTTCGCCATATTTTATATAATCTTCAACTGACCATTTAAATTCTTTAAGTTCAGCAGGAGTTAAAAGCATATTTGCTTGTGCCAATGTTAAATTATTATTTTTAGCAAGCCTGTTATACCAACTATCAATATCCTTTTGTATACTGGTACTAGCTTGCTTATATATTTGTTCTAAATCCTCATAGTACTGGTCTGATTCTTTTAACTGTGCTTCCTGTAGAGTTTCAAATCTTTTAGCCCAATATTGCCTACCTGGATTCTTATTGGCCATTAGTACCACCTACATTCGTCATGTCAGTGTTATTAGAATTATCATTTGTATTATCAATATTATTGCCTGTAGTATTCTTAGGAGGTGTTGAATAAGCTGCTATATCTTTTTGCTTTTGCTCGTCCATTGTCTTTATTTCATTTTGAGGATCTTCAACAAACGGATGATGAGCAACAATTGTTTCTGTACTTATAATTCCAACACTTTCTTGGCATATACCTGCAAGCTCTTTATCATTTTGTATGGCTGTTCTAGTCCATGTTTGAATTATTGAACCTACATTACTGATATTTAAATACTTACAAATAGCTCTAACCAAGTCACCAAATCCACTCCTAAATTCTGTCTCTGCCAATCCAGCTTTTAATTCTAATAGAGAATAAAGATATTTTAAAGCAACTCCCGAAGCGTCTCCCAATTTATCTGGTTGCGGGTCCACTCCTTGGCCTTGTTCAAATATTGCTTTCCTAGTAATAGTCAATAACTCTTTTCTTGCTTCTATAGGAATATCAATTGTAAGTGTCTGCAATCCGCTTTTATCTGTATCTCCATTGTTTTCAATCTTAACTGTTTTGTATTTCTTTAACTGACTTAAGAACTCCCCAAGACTTTCGCCTTCATAATTAATTAATATAAAAATTATCTCCTGTATATCTTCCAAGTCATTAACAAAACCACTAAACACCTTGTCATATACATCTATAAGCGGTTTTACATCATCTAAATCGCTAGTGCATATATTATTATTTGCAAAAGGTATAAAAGGAACAGTTCCAAAGTCGTGAGTAAATATATTGCTTTCCTCAGTTGAATCTGAATCATAGATATAAGTCTTAAACATATAACATTCTTCTAAGGTTTCAAAATCTGAGTCACTAGTTTGTTTTCTATAGGCTTGACATTCTTTGTCGTTCCAATATTCATAAATATCGTATAAGATTCCATCATCCGCAAGCTCTTCATATGCCCTAAGAACTCCTGTAAGTTTCTTTTTAAGACTCTTATTCCATATAGGTATTATTTGTTCAGTGTCTACCTCAGCATATTGAAATTTCTTTTCTTCATCAATCCAATAGTGTAACCAACCTATACCAGCATTAGCAGCATTAATACATAAGTTCTTACATGTTCTTGAATAATCATCCCCCAATATATCAGTTATTTGCTTATTTGATGCATCATTCTTTACATCATATAAAGGCGGCGCACTAAATAAATAACTAGCCTTCTGATTAACCAATAATCCATGAAACTTGCTAGATATTCTATTGTCTGCATTCCTCAAAGGATTTTCAGTTTCTTCCTCCTTTACAGGCGCAAATAATATGTCATTTTTATTTTTATAGTATCGTTTAGCTACTTCTATTTTGCTAACCAGTTCGCTATGAGCTACCATATGTTTTTTAATTAGTTTTTTAAGAGTTTCTAATTCCAATTTATTCACCTTCTTTCAGACAAAATAAAAAGACTAGCTTTTACTAATCTTTGATTGTTCTATAAATATTTTTAATGGTGGCGTATTTAAATATTTTATTTTTCCACATTTTGAGCATTTATAAGGTTGCGCGAATAAATTAGGAGCAGGATTAAAATACTTATGCCAATGTTTTTCTAAAGGTTTCATTTCTTCATAATTATGGATGCAAAGTAATTGTTTTATTTTCATAATACCCATCCCTTCAATTTCGTAAAAGGTTTATTTAGCGAAATAATTATACAAATTTGCTTAATTTTTAATGTTTTTACTGCATAATTAATTGTTTTATGCAATTATATTGAATATTTATGTTGATTATATGTGCATATTATTCATTATTTTAATATTCCCATGCCACTACCGCTATTAATCTTCTCTGCGATACCTGTAGTACAGTCTTGAGCATCATCATGTTTGTTCTTGCCTTCACGTTGATATTTAATCATTGAATCATAATACTCAGGCCATTTATTATTCCAGTTAACAGGGAAATATATATGATCCATAACCCAAGTAGCATTACTTAATATTCTTGCTTGTTTATTTTTAGATTGATGAAATGGTTTAATAACTGTCTTATTGCTGTTAAATTCGTCTCTAAGTATTCTTTTAACACTTCTAGCAAATCCATCCCCACCATTATTACTTTCAATATCAGCTTTATTAACTCCATCTTCATAGAACATTTTTGCTGTTGCTGTCTCTGTCTTTTCCATACCTTCTTGAGTATATAGAACATTAATTACATAAGCTTCTTTGTTGCATTCAATGTAATCAATAGAACATAAGTAATCTTCTCCAGTATCAGCTGTATCTGTATAATTTCTAATAGCAGTATAAACTGGATTTCCTTTAGCGTCACATGGCAATTTATCATAAGTTTTAAAGCCACTATACAATCTGCCTTTAAGATCTATAGGCTCTTGCTGATAGTTTGCACTGAATATGTCAGCACCCATAACTGATTTTTTAGTCATAGCACTTTCATAACTTAGTATCTCAGGGCAAAGCATTTCATGAGTCTCTTTATTTACTATTGCTTTCATAGATACATGCTTGCATTTCTTATGTTCTTTTTGGCACCAGTCAAGTATTCTTCCGGCTAAATCATTACTATGCCATCTAGTCATAATTATAATAATTTTCCCGCCTTCTTCTAATCTTGACAACATTGTATTTGTAAACCAATCCCAATGTTTTTCTAATACATCAGCGTTATTAGCCTCTAGAGCACTCTTAATTAAATCATCTATAATCATTAATGAAGCTCCAAAACCTGTTGCAGTTCCATCTGGAGAGGTTGCAAGATAGTTATTATAACCGCCTTCTAACGACCATAGATTCATGGCACTATCACCATATTTTATAAATACTCCTGGAAAGATATCACTATAAACTATCTTATCTTTATCGGCCTTAGATTCTTGAATAGTATTTCTAACGCCTTTAGAGAACATAGTACTTAAGGTTTTATTATATGATCCTGTCATTATCTTTTGGGTTTGGTCTTTGCCTAGAACCCATTCAACAAAGTTTCCTACAGTTCTACTTTTACCATGTCTTGGCGGTTCAGTTAAAACAAGCACTTCATCATTACTATAGTAAAAATCCTGTAGATCATTGCACATATCAATTAAGTACTGTCTATCTTCTTTATAGAAATCTGGTGCCTTTGTATTGCAATAAAAAAAGAACTCACGTCTTGCAAGTTCACATTTAGCACCTAATCTTATTAAATCCATATCAACTTTAGCTGTCATTTTTAATCAACTGCCTTAATTCTTCTGGTGTTAAATCCTTATATGGATTATTTAAATTAATATTCATATTGCCAGTTTGTTCAATATCTTTTTTATCTCTCCAGTCAGCAGGTTTTCTATTCTTAAGCCAAAATATTTGAGCTGTTGTATCTGGATTAACTTCCTTTAATACTTCTTTAGTGACTACTAATTTTCCATCAGAATCACGTTCTTTAGTTACTTCATTATATTTGTAGCCTAATGCCCTTTTTAAGAGCGCATTTTCCACTTCAAGGTCAATTACTTCTTTGCCTTTTTTAAGGGCAGCTAAAAGAGCTGGATATTTATTCTTATATTCTTTTAATGTTGAATATCCTATGCCTAAATTATGAGCAATTTGTTCCTCAGTGAGTCCATTTCTTGCCCATCCTTCAACTAATACTAATTTTGGTTCTACATATTCTGTATATTTAGATTTCAAAGAACTCACCTCACTTTCTAATTAATATTTATTTTAGTCTATCTATTAGACTCATATAGAAGTTTTAATATATTCAATGTATGATTTATCATTTAAAATCAAAACGTCCATATCAAGCTAATAAATGCATTAAAATAGACACGCCTATAATTAATATAAGTGTGCCTATAAAGTAAAGAATTATGTCTTAACTAACTCTTCCAACAATAATATTATCTCACCTTTTATAGGGTAATTGGTAAGTTAAAAGAGTAATTAAAAACAGTTAATAAAGTAGTAAATGATGTATAAAAGAGTAATAAAAGAATTAATTTTGAATAGCTATTATAGACATTAATAATAAAATCATAATAAATAAAAATATGTCTCTGCAATTTATCGGAGTAAAGCAAACCTCGTCAAATATGTCTGCAAGTTTTTTCATTATCATACCTCCTAACTATGGAAATATTATCTCAATAAGCTGATTAATAATATCATTCCTAAGCTTTTGGCAATAGTTCTTATCAAATCCAAGTTCTAAACCTATATCTAACCATGTACGCTTTTCTTTATCTAAGTATCTCATTTCAACTAGCTTGTACTCATTCTCTTTTAAATCCTTTAGAGCATTGTATATTTTAGTTCTTAATGCCATCTTATCAGCCTTTAGAGATTTAAGTCTTGCTATCTCCTGTTCCATATAAATAGATCTGTGAATTACTTCATCTTCAACATTACTATGAAATGCATTTGTTGGACTTCCTTTATCTTCATAACTAACAGCCTTTAGAGTGATATCATTCTTCATATGTTCAATATCTATGTCTATATTGTTAATAGCAGTATCTAATTTTCTATAGTCATATAATGTACGTTCCATTTTCTGAAACTTATATTTATCTTCCAAGTTAATCACCTCGTTAATTCAATATTAACTTCAAAAGGAATCTTTTCAGCTACTTTTATGTTGATTGCTCCTTCATTGATTAGTTTCTTTACATTATTGGTTATTTCTTCTTCCGTATTACATTCTACATAATGAATATTTTTTAAAAATGTTGCTGGCGCTTCATATATAACCATATATTTATTATCCATACTCATTCACCTCTCTTACTTTCAATATCTTTAATTTCCTGTAGCAAGGTTTTCTTCTCATTTATTAAATTAGCTATAGAAAATCCAGTAAACAAATAATCTTTATCTTTTAATTTTTTATTAGATCTAATTTTTCTAAGTTGCTTATCTATTTCCTTAACTCTATCTTTTTTAACTTCTAACATATCAATTTTCAAAGTAAATCACCTCATTTTTAATCTCAGAACAAAAAATAACAAGAATATAACAAGAAAATAACAAGTTTTTTAGCTTTTTGTTATCTCTGTAACTATTGATATTACTAGCCTGTAGTAATCTCGTAACAAAATAACAAGATTTTTTATAATATACCCCCTATGTTTATATATAAGAGGTATATATACTCTTTCTCATCATAAGTATATATATATTTATATTTTTGTTATTTATAATATATATATATATATATATATATAAAGGGTACAGCCATGCGGTCTAAGGCACATAACAAAACTGATTTTAATTTTGTTATTTACAGTTTTTAACACCAGCCTTTAGGCATTGGTATAACTGACCTAGAGTACATAACAAAAAAATATTTCATTTTTGTTATTTTTCTCATGTTTTTGTTATTTTTTTGTGATGAGACAATATTAGATATAAAATATAGTAATTTTTAACTAATTCCATTTATAACTCCAACCACTTATACATTTTAGTTCTTTACCATCATATGGATTGTCTGAGTTATAATATGGACTGTTTTTGTCAGCTATTGCGCCTTTCATATCTTGAGCGCTACTTATTTTTCTATAATCCATTCTATTTTTTAATTTATATTCAACAACATTTCTTGCATTAAATTCGCTATCCGTATCTATGTTATAGGCTGTTCCATCTTCTAAAATAACTATATACATATTTTTTATCCTCCTTTTATTTAACAACATTAAATATTTTTTGTTCAGCAGCAGTCACCGCCTCAGCCATTAATACGTCTTCGCAATCAACAATTTCTCCAACATTTAATGCTACTAATTTATTGACGTCATATTCATCGTACCAAGCCTTAGTACCATAACTTAAAGAGTTTTTATCATTATCAGTAAATTGCTTTGCGTTAGCTTTTAGAATGTAACCTGACTTCTTAGCTTGTTTTCTGAAATCTTTAATCTTCACTAAACTAATATCTAAACTTTGGTAATCTTTTTGATATCTAAATAAATAATCAACCATCATTTGGCTTCTGATATATACCTTATTTCTATCTTTTGGATCTATTTTGATAGCCTTGTATATTCCGACATAATTACTATCCTGTAGAATATCATTAAACTTAATTATCATTTGCTCAATAGTGCTATCAGTGTCATCATTGCCGCTTAAAACTTCCTCACGTATGTTTTGTTCAATGCTGGTATGATAGTCTTCTACAGGCTGTAAACCCTGTTTAATTAGCACCTTATTAAGTAACTCTATACCACATGAAATATTAATCGCTGTGTTAAGTGGTCTATCTTTTAGAGTAAATTTATCCCTTAAACCAATTCTAAGTAGTTTGTATTCCTCTATAGGCATGTTTAAAACCTCCAAAATTAAGCTTTTACCTAACTTGTTTAATAATTCTCTATGGTCTTGTAGCCAAAATATTGATTCGCTAGTATCCTTGGTCCTTTCATCTTTACCCATATAGACAATACATGACCTTGTAATTATCGCTTTTTCACTTCCAGGGATATTTTCTTCGCCTGCAACAATGAGTGGTCTAGTAAGTTTTACATCCTTAACGCCAAATCCTTTATCACCACGACTTATTGGATCTCTATCATAAGCACTACGAAATACATTGCTAAGTTCGTCTTTTTTATACTGAGTCATTTTTGACGGTTTAAATTCTTCATATACTATAGGATAATTACCAACTGAGAGCTCTTCTTTTATAGAGTGAATTGTTGAGGACATTGTTTTTTTATCGCATTTGGGATAATTAAGAAGTGGCATAAGTACTTTTTCAAGCACTGTTGTTTTACCAGTTTGGCTTTCACCTAATAAGAACAAATGATGTAGCTGAGAATCTAGTTCTATATTTTGAGCAACTTCTAAAAAACTTATTGTACTTCCAACTAAAGAAATAGCTTGATTGTAATTTATAAACCCAAATAAATGTTGCATTAACTCCTGGAGCTCTTGCTTTTCTATAGGCTTTATATCTAATATGTCAATATTGCTATTTTCAGCTACACAACTTCTATCTATATCGCCCGGTGTCAATGTGCCTGTAGATGTAATAATTTTAAAGCTGTTAGTACCTTCTATAGGTAATATTTTAGTTCCAACATTAATTTCACTATTATCTATTGCTATATATTTATTAACCCAACCCTTAAGTCTTACAAGTTCACCGACATTTATACCAGTAAAGCTAAAATCCATACCTAGAAAGTTTCTAAAGGTTCTTAAATCATCAAATATCTTACTTTGTCCAACCTTTTCAACTATCTTTCCATCTATGCAGCTCTTAAGTTTTAATCTTATATTTTGTGTTCCTTCATCAACTCTATCAATCTTATTTGCCTCTAGAATGTTAAAATCGGTTATATAAACTTTTGTAGCTTTCTCTGGTTCGTTTTCATTTTCGCTTTTACTGAATTTAGTATAGTAAATTCCTCTATCATCCTGTTGAAATTCTTTTTTATTCTTCAAATCAAGTGATCTATCAAAAGCATTTAATAATTCTCGCTTGGTATGTCCTGCCTCTAGCCAATCAGTAACGTCTGCGCCTTTTCCCATAGATTTAATACCAGGTAAATTTACTATTTTAAACATTGAAGCAGAATTTATAAAATTCTTTTTAACTGTTTCTAAATATTTAATTCCTGGTTCATCATTATCTGGAATAACTAGTATTTTCATGAATTCAGATTGCAATAATTTAACGCCTTGCTCTTTGCAACTTTTTATAGAAACTGCTACGTAATTTTTATTTAACAAATGGTTAATTCTATTTGTATCACGTTCACCTTCAACGAAAATTAGTTGTTTCCCTTCATTTATGCCTTTAAGTGTATTGTATAGATTGTATGGTAACTCATAATCAAAATTTCGCTTATTGTATATCTTTCCATCTGCACCTATACTGAAATAAGCCAATTCTTTACTTCCATCTACTTTTTTAAACTTAGCTTTATAATATTTAGCTACATTGTTTTCATCTGCAAATCTAAATATACCTAATAATTGCTGACCTTTTCTGAAACTTTGATTATTTATACTCCAATTTATATATTCTTCTATTTTTTCAATCTCAAGTTCAGACTCGCTTTTCTCTATAGGCAATCCTACATTTGCCCTAGCCTGTACATAATCAGTGCCATTATATTGCATATCAAAATCAATTATGTCACCTGATATATCTTTACTAAAGTCTTTAAACTTCCATTTTCCAGCATTATCATCATAATAAATAGAAAAAGATGGGTTTGCATCTAATGGATTAAAAGGTGATTTCATTTTAAAATGTCTATCAAATTTTTGCCCTGTACAATGTTCAATATATTCTTTTAAGTCTAGATCTTGTATTTCCATCAACTCACCTCATTTGCATATTTCCATATATAACCCTTATATTGTTCATATAATCCATGACAACAATGCCATACACATGATTGATTAAATCCATTTCTTCCACATTCTTTTGTACTATTCCAGGTTTTTATTAAATTCATGTTTAAATCATATTGATGAACTTTTTTACTAAGCCTTTTTCTTGTTTTTTCAGCATTTATTTTAAATATTTCTTTACTATAATCTATAGGTTTTCTGTTTTTATAATCAATATTATTTGTTATTCTTTCATGAAGATTATTATAATTCATGTTGTATTTATGAGTACACCACTCTAAGTTATCAACAAAATTATTAGCTTTGCATTCATCTTTATGGTTTATACATGGATAATTATTAGGGTTAGGAATAAAGGCTTTAGCCACTAATCTATGAACTAAAAATCTTTTGACTTTATCATTCTTAGATAAGGTTATTGCTTTGTATCCATTATTCATAATAAATGGTTTTCTTATTAGATTTTTGGTAAAACTATAAACTCTACCTAAATCACTAATTTTATATAATCCTTCATACCCTTCGATATCTCTCCAAATCTCTTGCTTTTGGTTCAAATCTAATATATTCATCTTCGTTCACGTCTGAACGATACCGGTATCTTTTATCTAGAATTATTCATTAACTCCTTTCTTAAATTTTAAATCCGTTCCAAATTTCATCCTCTGTCATATTTCTATAGAGTAAAGACTCTATTTGCTTTTTAGTTGTACTTAAATCAGCTATTAACTCATTGAACAGCCCAAAAGTATCAAGCCACATTCCACCTTCTCTTACAATGTACTTATTATTTTTATCTTTTAAAGGCGTTGAACATTGTATAAAATTATGTGTCTTTAGGTATTCTGTGGCTTTTTTATCTCTAGCTAATAACTTGTTATATTTTTTCTTAAGATCAATTAAACCTTCCATACATTCACCTTATTTTTACTCTTTTGATGAAGCGATTTCTTATTGCCTGTACGCTTAACTTCAACTTCTATAGGCTTATCAGTTCTTAGCCTTAAGAGTGTATTTTTAACAGCTTGGTCTATTATTTAATTCACGCTTCGCATTTAATCACACTCCGATAATATTTTTATAATCATCACAGTAATACCATTTATACCCTTTGTAACTTTCTTTTTCGCCTTTTAAGCACATTAGAATAAATTTATAATAAAATTTATTATTTATAGCTTCTCTTCCTGACTCAAATTCTCTTTTTTCTCCTGTAATAACATCTACAGCAACTAAAGGCTTTACTCTTGTTAATCTTCTTCTAGCTTGTGCTGTTCCGTGATTAATGTTATGTTTCTGAGTACACCACTCTAAATTTTCAATATTATTATTTTGGGGATTTTCGTCAATATGGTTTACTATATTAAAATTATTCGGATTGGGTATAAAAGTTTGTGCAACTAAACGGTGTACCCTAATAATTTCTCCTTTTGACTTTTTATACAAAATAACTTTGTAATAGCCATACTTATCTGTTTGCTGTTTTAAAATCAAATTACTTTTTATGCTTCTTACTCTTCCTGCATTACTTACTTGATATTCACCTTCATATCCTTGTATATCATTCCAAACTTCTTCCAATAAAATCACTTCCTTAAATTTTATAAGAAAATTTGCAATTCCCTAAATCCTCAGTTTCATCAAAAGGTATTATTTCTTGAGCATCAAAGTGCCTATAGAGGTCACACTCTTTAAAGCACTTTGTACAGTTTTGGCAATTTAAGTCCATGGTTATTTCTACTAAGTCAAAATACTCTTTGCTATCTTCATAAGCTGCCTTAAGTTCTGCATCTTTCCTCTTTTGCAATACTTCTAATTCACTATCAGTTAATACAGTTACTTTTGAGCTTCTAGCAAGCCTAAGGAATTTATCTACATACTTTTGGTCAAGTCTTTTAAGTAAATGGTCTATAGCCTTAACCATGAAGCTTGTACCACGTCTTAAGTCTGCTAATTCAGCCTTAGTTATTAAATTGCCTTTAGAGAAATGTTCAGTAAGGTTTTTGGCTGTGCATATTACAACCAGTTCTTTTTCTTCGATATTGTTTAAGTAATCTTTCATTTACCAAACAACTCCTTTAAGCCTCTCAAGCTTTTCTTTTTTATGATGGTCAATTTCAGCATTACTAAATATTAATCTAAGCTGACTTAGCATTATTTCAACGTCTGCTATTTCTTCATTGATATTTGCACTACTTTCATTTTTAGTGAAATGTCTTGCTAATGCTGTGCTTAACTCTCCCAACTCTTCTATTGCCTTTATAATTTGCTGATTTTCTCCAAAAGTATTAATTGCCTTTAGATAGATTTCTTTTTCAATTTTTTCTATAGGCTCGATTGTAATTAACCCACCTATAGGAATATTTAAAGCTTCAGCTATTTTAATTAACATTTCAACCCTTGGTTCTCTATGATTATTTTCATAATTTGCTAAGGTAGAAACAGGAATTTCAAGAATTCTAGCAAACTCTTCTTGTCTTAATCCTTTGCTTTTTCTAGCTTTCTTAATCCTTTCACCTAATGTCATTAGAATCAGCCTCGCTTTCTTTTATATACCATTTGCCTTCTTTGATTATCTGTCTTAATTGAATGCTGCTATGATATACTGATAATGCTTCTAGTACATCTGAGAAAGTATTAAAAGAAAGCATTTTATCTTTAATTAACTGATGTTCAACTTTACATTTCTTATCAGAATTAACTACTTCCATAAAGCTTACTGGTTGTTGAATTGTAATGAATGTTGCAGTTATATATCTTTCATTTAACATATCAACTGATTGATTGTTTTCTTTATAGTAAAAATTTTTACATCCCATTAATGCAATATATAATATTTCTGTTTTAGCAAATGCAAATCTATCTTCAAAAGATACTTCAAATGTTGTCCCTATAGGCATTTTCATAGCCTCGATTATATTTAACTTACTCATTAATATCGCTCTCACTTTCTTCTAAATCTTCTTCATCTTCATCAAGGATAAAACCTTTATGCTTAAACAATGCATAAACATAAGATTGTAATTTATAATAAATTTTGCTCCCCATACACTCTTTAGGCACTGGAATGATTGCTGTATTATATTCAGCTTCAATCATTTTATAAAGCCTATTCATAAGAGTAAAAGGATCGTATTCACTTCTATAATTGCCATTACGTAGGTTTATTTCAAAATTAGGATCTTCAATAAAAACTAGATATTTCATTTCATACATATTAAGATGTGCTAATTCTTTCTTTAGTCTAGCTGCATCCTGTTTTAGATTACCCGCTAATTCATCTATTCCGTTTTTACGTTCTATAGCAAAATCTCTATCAAAGTAAATATCCCTTGTAAACTCTCCTATAGTACCTTTAGGAATCATACAACTATAATCTCCATAAGTTAGTTTCATTTTTCTATAGGGTATTTTCTTCTTATCAAAAAAACTTGTAATGTGGCTGTTTTCCTGTTCATTTGTATCAACTAAAACCACGATACTGTTTTTAATCCTATCCATTTCTTTATCAGTAAATTTATAACGAATTTTAATCACCTTCTCTTTTAGAGTGAGCAAATAACACTATTGTTAAATGCTCAAAACTCTTGATTATTAATTAAAAAATAATGCTGCTGTACTATTGTAATTAAAACTTGCACGCTTATCTGTCACTAAAGATTCGCTTTGGCAATATGCACCAGCACATACTTGGTCACTTTGACAATAACAGTCTGCATTAAGTAAACACCTTTGATTAAGACAACCTTTAGAAGTATTAATATCGTCAGGCACTCTACTTGTTAACTCTAAAGGATCTTTAATTCCAAAATAATCTGCTACCTTTTGCATATTTGGAGTAACTTGCTTATAATGTCCATTTTCAATGTTGCTTATAGCTGTTCTTTCAGCTCCGCTTTCCTTAGACAATTGAACTGTTGATAATCCTTTACTTAACCTTAGTTTTCTTAATAAAATCATAGCTAATTCCTCCTATAGGCTAGAAAGGCATATCGCCATCATCTACTGGCGTAATATCCTCATTTGGATTAAATGAATTATTATTGTTACTACCTGGATTTAAAAGTTTATCCTTCGGAGGTTCTATTCCTTGCTTAACCGCCTCAATTGTTACCCATTCTTTAAATTTTACAGAGAATTTACTTTCGCCTGTGCTTTGATCTAGATATTCTTCATTTTGAAAAACTCCACCAACCAACTTGCCTGCAAAACATTTTTCATAGTTATGAGTGTTAGCACCTTCTAAATCCCAAACAATCTTAAATCCATTATTAGACTTTTCAACTGCTTCATGGAATCCTTTTAAAAATCCACTTGGATCTCCATCCGCTGTATAAACTAATTCATCTTTATGACCATTCCAAGGCCATTTTTTGCCCTGTCTAGTATCATTTTTAAATGCATTTGTGAAGAAATTAGGTTGTATATCGCTTTTATCAGTATCAAAATAAACTGTTACTTTGTCTTTGCCTGCATAAGTTTTGCCTTCTTCAACTTTTTTAATTACTAGAATGTGCCCTCCTATTTTTAATTTTTCATAACTTCCTGCTGCTTGTACTTCATCATATCCTTTTGGCTTAATCATAATTAAATTTCCTCCTTGGCTGCTTTTATGCTGATTTGATGTATATCAATTTCCTTATAAAGTTCTGATATTTCAATATGATCTATTTCTTTGTTGTTAACCTTACTTACGGTGCTTTCTACTTTTTCACGTTCTAAGCCTTGTCTCACACTATCAGCTATCTTTACGCTGCCTTTAGAGCAAGTAAATTCAGTTAGCTTATTTTGACTTAGGTAAGTTTCAAGTTCTTCTTTGGCTCCTGTTATATAAGCCTTATCATTCTTTGCAGCTTCTCTTTTCTCTAAGATTCCTGCAATTAATTGCTCTGCTCTCTCTTGACTAATTTTTTGTACCTCTGCCATAATTATTCTTCCTCGCTTTCATCTTCTTCAATATTTTCAACACCTTCAAACTGTATTCTTTCTGGTATTTCTTCAATTTCTATTGTGATATTTGCTAACATCTTTTTGCCTTTTGGAAGCATTTTTTTAAATAAATCTTCCACATTTTCATTGTCTACATATACATAGTAATTAGTATTATGAATCTCAACTGAATTACCACGCATAACTATTTTTTTATTATCTTCCATATTATTTAGCCTCGCTTTCTTTATTTACCAAAACCCATTCAGTTACCGTAATAGTCTTTTCATAAGTCTTTTTTTGAACTTCTACAGGCTGGTCGTAATATTCATCTTCTTGACATTCTGTAAGACCTTCATCCCAAACTGTTGAGAAGAATCTTTCTCCAATCTTAGATATAGTTTGAACACTTCTTGACCATCTTCTATTGTCTCCATATGAAGACTCAACCTCATATTCAATAACTTCTCTTATTTCACTTTTAGTAAGCTTTTCGCCACTATCTATTTTCTTTAATAATTCTTCCTCATATTTATCCATTTACTTTACCTCCTAAAACTCTTCTAATGCCTTTAGAACATCAGCCATGTTATTCTCTATCTCTAAACTTTCAAATGCTCCCATTGGACTTTTAGCAGTGCTGTTATTGCTTTGTGTTTCAAAGATATGTTTTCCAGCTATACACTTAGCAAGTAGAACTGTATTGAATTTGCTTTCTAAAACAATCTTGTCCAATTTCTTACCTGAGGTCTTAATTCTTGTCCATAAAAAGCCACTTTCATTTACCTCAGTTTGACTATGGCATATAAATATGAATGTTAAATCTTCTCTATAGGTAAGTGCATCATCAATCAAATTCCACACACATGATGCTAAATCCATCCACTTATCATAGCCTTTATCTTTGCTTCTTCTCATTTCATCAGCCACCATTGCACCGTTAACAGTGTCCACAACAATTGTTTTAATTTTTGGTGCTTTATCATTGATATTTTTAGCTAAACTTCTTATTACTAGAGGATCATCAGTTGCGATATAATTCTTATTCTCTTTGTTATATTGTTGTTTCCAACCTTTCCAGCTAAGCCCCTTTTTATCAGCATCTATAATATAAGTTGTCTTTGGGTCTAATGTTCTAAAGCTTGTTGTCTTTCCTGCTCCGCTTTCGCCCATGATTCCTATTAACTTTGACATTACTTATTACCTTCTTTCATTTTCCTATATTCAGCCACTGTCATAACCATCCCTATAGGCTCATTAACTACTTGAATTGTTCCAGGAATAAAGCTCATTGTTAGTTCAAAAGTTTCTTGTTGCTCTTCATTTAGCATTACTGGGTAAGCTATTCCATCTTTTATATAAGTCAATATAAAATTACTTGTCTTTTCTTGCATCCTTTTCACTCTCCTTAATTTCTAATACCTTTAGCACCTCAGAATAGTACTCAATATTCTTATGAGTCTTTTCTAATTGCTCTCTTATATGATGTTTGCAATCTTTAGTAATTCGCTCTTTTAAACATTCCTGTAGGTCAATTAACTCTCCATTTAAATACGTTAATCTTCTTTTAGTTTCAGTAATTAAGTTCATAAACTCACCTACTTCTTATTAACACTTTCATAAGTTGAGCACTTCATATCGTCCTCTAAACATTCTTGCTTCTTGCCTGCATAATCCTCGTAATATTCAAAGTCAATCATTTCTATTGACTCAGCTTGACACATTCCATCAGCATTATGAGTGCAAGTTATAGCACTACATTTAACTAACATTTGACTTATGCACCTCCTGTGCTATAATCTAATTGAAATATTTCTCAAGCTATTTTGAATTACTTGCCGGTGTTCTTAATAGCTTTTTGCTTGTCCAACTCTTCCTGTAGAACCTCAGCGAATGTCCTATTATCACCACTTTCACGCTTTTTTTGAACTCTACAGGTTATCTCTTTGGCTTTTCTTCTGTCTGCTGCTATCTTAGCGATAATATCAATATTACCCATTAAAACCTCCTTACAACGCTTCTAATAAACTTAGAAAACTTACTTCTACGCCTATAGGCTGGTGATACTAGATTTACATACAAATTAATGTTGTTTGGATTATCATGCATTGGTATTTTCCTCCTTATATTTTTTTTATATTAGAATAATCCTCCTTCTACTATTAATAAGTGTGGCTTTTTACTTTCCGAAATAATGCTAAACTCTATATTTATTTGTTCTATTTGCTTGTCAGTTTTACAAAAACCTAAAAGCCTTTCTTTTGCTTGTTCTATAGGCAATTCTTTTACTTGAGCATTATCATCTGGAAATATATCGCATACTATATTTACGTAATGTTGTTTTGCTGTTTCTTCATCCTTTGCTCCAATTAATGCATAATAGCTAAAATTAACGGTATCAAATTCAAAGAATCTCATTTTATCTTTTCACCTCTTCAACTTGCTTAGTTTCCTTATTTAAAACCACTAATTCATCTGATGTATTTTTAACCACTAGATAGCAGCTTGTCTCATAGCCTTTAGAGCTAAGAAATTTTCTTTGTTCTCTTGTAGGCTTCTTACCATTCTTCATATTCCACCTACTTTACTGCTGTTAATTTAGGTATTCTTTTTAGGTTAATTCCAAATTCATCTTCATATAAATAAAACAATTCAGTTTCCTTTACAAGCTTGTACTCTTCGCCATTAATAACGAACTTTTTTGCCAACCCTATCACTCCTTAATATTGCACTAGCCATGTTTCCATACTTCTTAAGTTCCTTCATACACCTATGGCACACATAAGTACCATTTACATCAGTCAATCCTACTTGACAAGGGCATTGATAACATTTTGGATATTCAACTTTATTCACTCTACAGGCTCCTTTAATAATTGCTTTTAAACCATTGAATAATGTTTATTTTCAAGCCTTTTTCTTAATTTAAGATTGTAATATTTCAAAAGAGTATTCATAATTTTTACATTGAAATTACGAGTAGTTATATCGCCTTTAGCTTCACTGTGTACTCTTTGAGACGGAACACTAGATAATTGTTTTATGAATGTTTTTGCGCTGAAATTAGGTTGTCCAGAATAAATATTTAAAAAAGATGCAAGCCCACTTATTACCTGATTATTTAAAGAATATGTTTCACCATTCCAGGTATTTTTTGAAAGTATTAATGTATCTTTTAATCCTTGGGCGCCATACTTGTCATACATTTTTTCTAAAGTATTCATAGCAGTTATTGTATTATTGCCGCTTGTTTTAGCCATTCTGAATCCTAAATCTTCAATTATAGCTTTTATATCTAACGCACGAATATCTTTTGCTTCAACACTGGCATTAAACATATCTATTTTACTTACTTTCTTTTGTTCTCCATTTGCATTATTTAATTTTTTAAAATAGTCAGCTTCTTCTTCATAGGTTAACCCTTCATAAACTAAAGCCATTAGCCCATCCAGTCCCATAGTCTTTGCTAAAACTGTTCTATGTTGCCCATCAACGACATAGTTGAAGCCATTTCTTTTACTTACAACAATTGGAGTAAGTAAGGTTTTATCAAATTCACTTGCGTACTTCTTAACTCTAGACATTTCTAAAGGTCTTTGATATTTAGCTAATCGCAAATCCTTTACTAATAAAAATTGATAACTTGTTTTTATAGATGTTTTTTTCATAATTTTTACTCCTTTATAAAACTAATTATTTTTTCTAGATTTTTTACACTATCCTGCAATAATGGTTTGACTATTGTTGCATCATTAAGATAAGTTTCCATAAACAAAAATTTATTGATTTTATTATTAAATTCATTTAATATATCTTCAATTTCTGATATAATAGGGTTATAGATGTTTTCGCCTGTGTCCTGTTCTGTAGGATGCGGGCTTTTCATTTCTTCATACATCTTAGTCAACTCTTCATCTGGAAACCTTTCATTTAACTCTCTAGCCTTTTCTACAGTTAATCCAACTCTTTTTCTTGTAGCTTCACATTGCTTACAATTATTTTGGGTAGAATAAAATTCGCTTAAAGGCTTTTCTTTACCACAAATATTGCAAATTTTTGTTTCTAAATTCTTAGATCCTATAGGCTCGATTTTATGTTCTCCTCTAAGCTTTGCTGGTATTAATTCCTTATACACTGTATTAACTTTTTTCTCTCCTTTCGATAATGCTTGTTTTTGCTCTTCTGTAGCTTCACGTTCTATGAACTTAACTTTTTCAATTGTATCGTGAGATACTCCAGCAATTTTAGCTAGTTCATCACGAGATTTGTTTTTAATACTTGGTGCAGATTTCTGCACAATGTTTAAATCGTTTCTTGTTCCCTGCCTTTCCTTCGCTTTCTCCTTTATAATAGGTTCAAGTCTCAATGCGAGCTTAGCCCTTTCATAAGCTGGCAGGTTTCTTCTGCCAAATTGGTTTTTTATTATCCACTCGATAGCTTCTTGTCTATTATCAAAATTCATTTCCTTCACACTGAACGGAATAATATTTTTAGTACATATTTCATACCTGTTATGACCATCAATGATTGTATTTTTCCATGTAATTAAACTATCTCTACAACCTTCTTCTTTTAGATTTTCTTCTAATTGCTTATACTCTTCATTTGTTAGCGGTGGTATTAAAGTTTGAAATTCTTTATCAACCTTTAGAGTTTTCAATTTCTTGCCTCCTATTAGTTACTAACATCACCTTAGCCTTTAGCGGTGTATGATTTTATACTAAAGCTTGACCAATACATTTTCTTTCTGGACCATTAAACCTTTAATGAAACCGCTAATTTTTGTAATGCTAAAGGATTTCTACTAGCTTGCTCCATTGCCTGTACAACTAAGCAGGAATCAATTGCACTTGATATTAAATCAAGGCTTTTTTCATCTAGTTGTTGTAGCTTGGGAATTGAGTTTAAAATTTTATCGCCTTTCATATCGCCACCTCCTTTGTCTTGATGAATACATCTTACATCTTTATTTTGTATGAGTCAATACTTTTTTTGAAAATATTTTTATTTTTTTGTATTGATGAATACACGCATATATGTTAATATATATTTATTGGAGGTGAGAACAACGGAAACTTACGAGAGAATAAGACAAATAAGACAAGAAAATAACTTAAGTCAAAGCGAATTTGCTGAAAAACTTGGAGTTACAAGATCTGTTATTTCAAATATAGAATTGAATAAACTGGCTAAACCAGAGCAAAAGACATCCTTGATAAAATTAATAAGCAGAGAATTTAATATCAATGAAGAATGGGTACTTAATGGAACAGGTGAAAAAGAATTATTACCTATAGATGACGAAAGACTTACAAAGGCACTTGCAGAAATTTCTCTATCAGGAAATGAAAAGCTTAAAAGTTTAGTTGAAAGAATGATTGAACTAGATGATAAATACATAGATATAATTTTGAATCTAGTAGATACCGTCCTAGAGGACAAAAAATAAAAAGAGCAGGCACTTATTCAGTGTCTGCTTTCTTTTTCAATGCTTTTACATAACCATAAATCAAGCTCAATATTTTAGGATTGTTAATACTTTTGACCATTTCAATTATTTCTTCCTTCATTATAACATTCCCCCCGATAAATAATATCGCTCTAATCGATAAATTGATTATATCACATGCGAACAGTCATTCGCAATATGTAAATAAAATTTTACCAATATAGAATCTAAATGCCTATTTTACTTATGTGTTTTCCTTTTCATATAAATATCATAACACACCTAAATATTCCTAACGGAGATATTTTTGCCCTTATTGCGACAATTGTCAACATTTTCTACTTGTATTTTTATTCATTTTATCGTATTTTATAATTAAAAAAGGAGTTGAACGCTTTCAAGATATTATTCAAACTTAAGAAAAAGCGATTTGAGAAACGCAAAACTCAAAAATATGTTTCTAGAATATCAGGAATATCACAATCTCATATAAGCAAAATAGAAAATGAACAGGAAAGTCCAACACTAAGAACAGTGGAACAAGTTGCTAATGCCCTAAAGGTGCATCCTCTAGAGTTGCTAGAATTTGAGGACTAGACTAGCTATACCTAAAATGATGATAATATCATATTTGTAAATATCCATATGATGACTCAATTAGAATTATACAATAATGTGCTCCTGTATAATTAATTATATTAGAAGAAATAAGGAGCATGTAAATTGTTAGGTGAAAGAATAAAATCACTCAGAAAAGACCAAGGAATTACGCAAGATCAACTTGCAGAAAAAATAAACATATCTCGTCAAAGTGTTTGGGGATATGAGAATGATGGTGTTGAACCTAGTTTAAATGTTCTAGTTAAGATTGCAGACGTATTTAATGTAAGTTTAGACTATTTACTTGGCAGAACTGAAGAAAAGCATAATATAAACCTATTAGATGAATATACAAAAGAATTTCTACTTAAAATACATGATCTTGTAAATGATTATAAAATAATAAAGAAGTAGTCTACATAACTTAATATGTGAGATTACTTCTTATTTTTTTACTTTTTAATTTTAATTGATTTCTTACTTATAAACTCTAAAGGATTAAATTCCTCAAAGCCATCCTGTAGGTCTTTAGTAAACATATTTACATAATTACGAACCATATCCATATCACTGTGATTAAGTGTTTTTTGGAGCTTAAATATATCTCCACCATTAAGAATCCATTGCTTAGCAAAAGTATGTCTCCAACGATGTATGCCTGTCTTTTTAACACCTCTAGAGTGATTGTATCTTCTCATACTGCTATCAATACTATCTCTGTTTAATTGACCGCTATAGGCAGTACAAAAAGCGTAATCTTCCTCATTTCCTTCTCTTATAGATAAATATTCCTTTAGTACAGGCTTAAGTGATGGAGTTATTGGAATTGCTAAAGGTCTCCTATTTTTCGTAGTTCCTAAAAATAATAGGCTATTATCTAAATCTACATCTTTGATTTTTAAATTTCTTACATTGGAACACCTCATGCCTGTAGAGTAAAGCAAATTACATATGGTCCAATTTCTAAATTCTACAAAGCTGCAGTTACTTTTATTAGGTTTCTTAAGTAATATTTTAACCTCATCTTCCGTATATGTTTCTATTACTGGTTTATCATATTTAATAAGAGCAATATGAAATTTTTCCATATATCCTAGCTTCATGAAGTAATATAATATTGTTTTGAAGCCTCTAAGGTAAGTATTTATAGTTATATCCTTTATATTTAATTCGTTTTGGCATCCGATAATAAAATTATCTACTGTAGCCTTGGTTATATCCTTTATAGGAATCTTAGGCTCAATAAACTTATAAATAGTTCTAACTGTATTATCGTAAAATTGTATAGTAGCAGGTCTGAAGTTCCTGGTCCTGCAATAGAAAATAAACTCATCATAACCCCTATCAAAAGTTATACTTTTTGTATTAATTTCTATCATTTTTCTTTTCAAAATATCGACCACCTTTACATAAAAATTGCACACACGTTTTAAGTATTTCTACAAAATAAACGTGCGTGCAAATTAAAACTTTAAGGTAGTTAAAATCCTTTAAAGAATGCAGGTGACGGGACTTGAACCCGTACGTTATTCAACACACGCCCCTCAAACGCCCTAAGGGGATAGTTCTCACAAATTACCTGCACCAGCTTAGCTAACACTAGTCTATTTTATAGATGTTCTACTTGTTAGTATGTGAATAATATACTACACTTTTGGAATATTAATGTCAACATTTTGAAATAAGGTAGTTTTCTATTAATAAAAAATTCCTTCATTTATATATAGGCAAAATGTACTTATAACAATTTTCATAACAAAAATCACAAAAAAATAACAAAATCAAAAAAATTCTTGTTATTACCTTTAGAGCAGTAATATTAATGGTTCAGACCTAATGGTAAAAATTAGATATAACAAAAACGAAAATGGTTTTGTTATTTAGCTATCCATTGGTATCACTGGCATTACCCTATATATAATATATATATAACAAAAAATATATAAATATATATATATAGATGAGAAATAGATACATATACTCATATAAAGATAGGGGCTATATTGTTTAAAATCTTGTTATTTTGTTATTTTTCTTCTAAAGGCTTTATTTTACTAGCTTAGAGCCATAACAAAACCATTAAAAAGTTGTGAAAAAGTTGTTATTTTTTTGTGAAAACTTGTTATATTGAGATTTAAGCAGAAAATGAAGATAAAAGATAGGATTTATTTTGCTCTACAGGCAATTAAAAACCTTTTAAAAAGATGCACGATTTTAAAGCTAAAATCAAGCTTGTAGAGACGTTTTAATATTAAGTAATGCAATTATCGTTAAATTGATTTTGAAAGCTATATGAAGACGATAAGGCTATCAAAATTTATCGTAAAATAAAAAGGCTATAGAATTTTATTTCTATGCCTCTAGATGTTTATTATTCAGTTATATTTTCCATTATATCTCCTGGCTGGCATTTCAAAAAATCACATATCTTTTGAATAACTTCTGTTGTAATTATATCACCCTTAGTCAGCTTTGCTAAAGTTGGTGAAGAAATAATATCTAATAAATCAGTTTTTTTCATTCCCTTTCTATTAAGCAAGTCGAATAGTTTATAATATTTAATCATATAATCACCTCTAAAATAAGTTTAATATAATTTTATATTAATGTAAACTAATATTTTATTAAATTTAATTAATATTTTATATTGACATATATATTAGTTAATGCTAATATAATATTAACGAAAACAAATAAAATATATTGGAGGAATTAAAAATGAATAGAACAATGAAAATGATAGGTAAAATGAGTTTAGAAAAAATAGCTGATGAATTAATAAATAAATGGAATGCTAACGAAGAAAAAATAAAATTTTTACTAAATGGAAAATATGAAAGTAGATTACAAGAAATGTTATATAGGAGTCAAATTGGTGACGATATAGAATGGCTATATGTATAATAGATTAGGTTTAAAACCTAGTCTTTTTTATTTTATGGCATAAAAATAAAGCTAGGAAATTAATCCTAGCCTTTGACACTCTTGAATATTGAATTTTAATTCTAATGATCCGAATTATATATATTGTTATTAAACATATTACTTTCTGCAATTCTACGTTTATCCAATCCAGGCCAAACAACTGCAACATTATTTTCTATAACTTTATTCCACATTCTAAAATATGTTGTTATTTTATTTGCATCTCGTCCACCACTTACAATATATTTGTAAAGAGTTGAACCTAATAAACCATTATTACTATCGCCTACGCCAATATTATATGCACAACTTACAATAGCATCAAATTGATTTTGTGCTAACGCAACGCTTCTAGAGTCTAAATCTGCTTTTATAGGCTTTGCATAATTAGTATTAATTACAGTTTTCAACTCTTCACTTGCTTCTTCTTCTGTTATAGTATTTCCCCAATTTGCTATTTCTGCTCCTGTAGCACCATATCCCTGAGTTATAGTTCCTGTATTATCATCATATTTGTTTGGATAAAATTTTTCATATCCTTTTACAAAATTCAAGCAATCATTACTAACAAGTGAATCAATCCATACTCCATTAGAATCTACTTCATAACCATCTGGTGTAGTGCAATTTGCATATAAAGAACCATCATTTGCAAAACAATAGTCTTTATTATCTATCTTTTGCCAGCCTGTTAATATTCTGCCCGTAGAGTCTAAATAGTACCATTTAGCGTTATCTTGTATCCATCCTGTAGCCATTACACCATTAGAATTCAAATAATACCAATAGTCTCCTACTTTTGCCCAACCTGTAACCAATACTTTGTTATCATCTTCTAAACACCATTGCCATCTACTCATATTATCACCTCTTAATTAGCGTTTGGACTTGCAGCACTTACATGAGTTACTTCTTGCCCTATAACTTGTACATTATCCGGATTAGCTACTTCAATTTTTGCATTTGCAGATGTATCAATTTGAGCTTGTACAGTATTTGAAGTTGCTGAGTCGATAGAATTATCACTAGAAGTTTTAACCTCTGTATTAGTCTCTATAGGCTGTTTCGCAACGTCATTCATTCCTGGTGTTGAAGTATCAACAATAATTCCTAGTAAAATAAAAATGGTCAAGATAGTATTTAAAATATCTGACCAATTACTAGGAAAAATATTATAACCTAGCTGTTGAGTAAGTAATACAATAGCACTTACTATTGATACCCAAAAAGTTTTGTTTGTTAATCTTGATTTTAAATTAATATTCATTTTAAAGTCTCCTCTCTATATTCCTTTCTAGATCATCAAATCTAGTTTCTAATTTTTCTAAAGAATTTATCATTCTGCTATTATTTTCTATACTTTTATTAAGCTGCTCATTTAACTGTGCTTCTCTTTTTTCAGATTTTTCAACTTGGTCTTCCAATTGCTTTTGAAATTTAACTATTGTACTGCCTACAAAATCTCTTGTAAACTTTGCTAAATAAACTATTCCAATAAGTAGAGCCATTAATAAAATCCACGTTATACTCTTACCTTCAAATATCTCAAGATTCGGCATTTACACTCACCTCCTCTTCGATATTTTTTATAAAATCCTCTGAAATTCCATCTATTTTAGATAGATCCCATATACTTTTATATGGCCTATAGGCAATAATTAGGTCGGCTTTTTTATTTCCAATACCTCTTATAGACATTAGCTCGTTTTTATCTGCAGTATTAATATTTATCTTTTGTTTATCTTCTGTTTTATTTATATTAATTACATTCTGATTAATATTTGTACTTAAGCTTTTTGAAACTGAAAAGCCAAGTAAAAATGCTATTATCAAAATAATAATAGACAATATATATATAATATTTATTCTTTTCATTTTAACCTCGCTTTCCAGCATTTTAAGGCAATAAAAAAGGCTTAATACAAAAGCCTATCATATTGCCTATAGGTGCTTTAAGAAGCTATTATCACGTTGTATTCAGCTTGTGTTATTAACCCTTTTGTTACGCAAGATTGTAAATAGGTTTGATCTATTTTACCTGCCTTATATGCACCATCTAAATACTCAAGATAAGTTTGATTTGTTATCTGTTGATATTGAGTTGGTGTTATTTTACCAAGATAAACATATTTCGCCACATCATCATTGTCATACTCTCCACCATCATAATAGTTTTTAATTACATCAAACCAGTTTATATTTGATAAAGATTTTAAATCTATACTCATTATATTATCCCTCCCTCAGCTAGTGCGAGAAGCATTTCAGCTACTTGTGATCTTAAATCGTTAATTTGTTGCTGAGTTGTATCGGCCATTGCAAGAGTAACTATAATTTCTCCTGTTGCGGCTATTTTCAATATACTTATATATGATAAGTTTTTATAATCCGCATATACATTTCCATCAGATGTAACAAATTTTATTTCTGATATATTGCTTGGAGTAAATAACGAATCTAGATTATCTACTGTTTGATTTGTAAAAGTTAATGCTAGTCCATTTGTTAGAACTGCTATTGATTCTACATCTAAAGATGTTCCATTGTTTAAAATTACTTTGTCCATATTTTCACTTTCCTTTCTATTTATAACTTAAATTAATTTCCTAAAGCTAGCCAATTAAATGTTAATGTTTGTGGAACATAGCTATTACAACGAAAAACAACTTGTGTTGCACTAACAGAAGATACTCTCGCACTTATATATCCAGAATCACCACCAGTTATAGCAACTATAGTAGCAAAAACTAGAGGTGAAGAACTAAAAGCCGTAGGGAATGTAACAGTAACATCTATTCCAGTACCAGCAGTTACTACTGTTACAGAACTAGAGCCATCTTGAACCTTATAACCACCATTTAAAGCTCGTAATAAATTAAATCCTCCTGCTGTTGTTGTTCCTGTAAAATTGGGACTTGCTAAAGGTGCTTTATTGCTATTTAATTCGTTGATAGCTCCTGTTACTGTTTTACTTGTTGTAGTTCTTGTATTATCTGTGTCATTTGCTTTTAATGCTAAATTAGTATTTATTGTATTAATTTCACCTTGTATAACTGAACCTTGCTTGGCATTTAAAGCAAATCCATCTTCTGTTGCTGCCAGATTATTAACAAGTTTATCTGTTGTTATTGTTTCAATTGCAAATGTATCTAAAATATCCGAATTACTATTAAAAACATCAATATCGTAAAATTCATCTGATGCAGGTTTAATTAATCCTAATTTTGTAGTTGTTGTTGACATTTTATGAAATCACCTCATTTCTTAACTGATTATATGTGTATGAATGTAAATGGCTATGTGTAAAATTAGCTAGAGTAGAATGCTGATTATAAAGCAAACTCAAATCAATTATCATATTACATGGCCTTATTCTTTCTAAAAGTTCGCTAACTGCATCATATTGAGCTTTTACAATTAAAGCAACTCTGACCTTTATTGTATGTGTAGATAAATTTCTTTCTAAAGAATATCCATTTTCACCACATAGAGTTGTTAGCTGCTGATTTAAAACATTCATAGTGTAAGGAAGTTTTTCATTTAATCTAGATTTAATTCTAAATTGTCTATCTTCTATGCTATCGGTATCTTTAGGAACTATTTTTAATATAGATTCCCATCTTTTACAACCATTTTCAGTAAGAGAATCACAAAACATGTCATTATAAAAGTTTTCTATTGCTTGCCATTGAGCGTTAAGTTCTGGATTATCAGCAACGGCTATTTCAATTATTTCTCTATATTCTCTTAAAATTTGAGGGAAGTAATTAATAATATCAACTTGACGAGCCATTTATAGTCCCCCTAACTGGAATTTTATCTGCATCTATTGTAAGATTTGCAGCAGTTCCATTAAGTGTAGTGCTTCCTACGTCTATAATGCCTGTAACCCCTAATAATCTAGTTTCAACTTGACTTATTCTAACAACTAAATTAGTTTCGTCTTGCCAAGTTTTAGATAAATCTAAGAAATAATCATCTATAGCTGTGAATACATGAGATTTTATGGCATTAAAATCATACCCACTTTGATACGTTATAGCTGTTACTATATTTACAGTTTCATTAGTTGCGCCCTCAACAGTTACTTCATGGTCTATAGGTGCTATTCCATTGCCTTGTCCTTGACTGCCTATAGGATCAATTAATTCTTGAGTGTCATTAACAAACTCATTACTTGGAGCTTTAAATTCAGAATTTATTATTACAATTTTTACAGTTCCTCCACCATTCCAAACAGGATAAATTTTAGTACCTCCAACTCCTGGAATTGCATTAACCTTAGCTTTATATTCTGCCTTATTGCCTCCAAACGATTGTGACTCTAAACTGTTAAAATATTCTTGGCGAAATACTTCTGTGTCTTCTTCATCTTCCCCTGGAGTTATTAATTCAGTTGCAATAGCACTTGTTAAGCCTGCTATATTCTCTACAGGTATTAAATTACCTAAATCTTGATTGCCTATAGTTCCAGCAGTTTCACATTTTAATTCATAAGTGTGTGTTACATCATCTAGCAACTTAGAAACATCATAAACCAATGTTCCTAAAGTGAATCTTGCGCCTATAGAAATAGCCTTATTAAATACAACTTTTATTACTGCATAAGTAGCATTGGCTGGAATTAAACCACGTTCAGCAGCTCTTCTAATTAAATATGGCCTACTTGCAGTATCGGCAAAAGCTTCATTTAAAGCAGCATCTAAAGAAATATACATGTTTTGATGTTCAATTGCATCAGTGGCAGATGTTGTATATATCAAGCTTGCTTCTCTTTTATCAACTGAATTATCTACTCTTGCCAACATTCTATTTAAAATAATATTAAAAGTTTGATCTTCATACACTAAATATCCACCTCCTTGGTTGCATCTACATTTCCATAGATTGTATTAACGGTAAAACTTATAGTTAAACTATCTTTATTTGGGGCAAAAGAAAAAGAATCAACTGAATTGATTCTATCGTCATATGTCAAAGCATTTGTTATTCTTCTTTCTAATTCGCTACAAACATAATCATAATCTTCACCTATAAGGTCCGACGTTTGTACACCTATATTCCAAGAATAGATTATACTTTCATATCTTTCTATATTGAGATAAATGTAAATTGCTTGCTTTAATGCTTCTAATTTATCTACATTTCCCAAGACTATACTTTTATCAGTATTGAGCTTAAAAGTTTTGCTCGGCTGACTACTTTGAGTTACTATTGTAAAATTTGCATCTACTTCTGGTAGCATATTAACTCACCACCCTGTCAATTACGAGATATTGTTTTTCTCGCCTTAAAATAAGCACCTTCTCGCCTTCTGTAAGGGCATTATTTACAGTATATGTTCTAGTACCTAATTCACTTTCTGTAAGCTGTGTTGTATAATCTGTGACATTTCTAGTTAATGTGAGTTGTGCTTCTACTAATACAATTTGCTGACTTATTCTTATTGTTAATGGATTAATTGTTTCTACAGTTCCATATATACCTTCCATGAGTAATTTTTGAGCCTTTATAACATCAACCGCAGCTTTCTTCATCATAAGTACAATATCATTTTGATTAAACGGCATTAAAAGCACCTCCTATTAAAGTTAAATCCATAAAATGCTCACCATTATTAAAAGTGTGCTTTGCTTTGTCTACTAGCATATATCTATAAACATTAGTATCTGCTAAATCTAATTTAACAACAATGCTTGAACCTGCTCTAACTCTTAAATCGCCTATAGCATTCTTTAAACTTAACTTTTTAGTTTTTTGGTTATAATAATTTAGCAAAGCATTTGCTTTTTCCTGTAAGCCTGTATCACTGTTTTCTTTATTGTAATACTGTAATATCCCCCAAGAATTTATATTATTACTATCTTGAGCAACATATTTATCTCTTTGCCCAGTATCCTTATTATCATAAGCTAACTCTATTTTATTATAGGTATTTTCATCTATGGAACTGCTGTAATCAAAATCCTCTATAGTATCATTGTCGTATAGCAAAGATAGTTTTAAATCCTCTATATTTTTAAGAGTTAACTTTCCAAAATCATCATATAACACGAAATTTTTGTTTGTAAATCTTTCTGTATCCTGTAGAGTTGGCTCTATTATATCAAATAAGCTTTGGTTATCCTCAGCTAAATAGTCAAATACATATTCTGTATCTGCTAGAGAACCAAGATTTAAGTTATATTCCCATGCCAAGGCCTGTATAATTGTTGTGCTTGTTTCATAATTAAAAAACCTGGAACCTTTATTTTTCAAATATCTTAATTGGTCATAAGCTGTTATCTTTAATGAATTATCCTTATTCCTAGACATGCTAAAAAGAAATCCATAAAAAACTCCTGTATCATTTACTTTTAATCTTACTGGGTTCCCTTCTTCAATATTCAATATTTTATCTGGGACTATGCTGAAAGTTAATTTGCCAGGTGAACTTCTTCTTTCAGTTTCCCAAGTAATTGTATCTTGCACTACAGGATAATAAATTGTATCTCCATTTCTTATTATTAATTCTATGTTATCCAATTAAATCACCTCTAGCCATTAATATTAAGATTTAAAACTTGTCCAGGATAGATTAAGTCAGGATTTGAAATACCATTTAATTCAGCCAATTGAGGATACAAAGAGCCATCTCCAAAGAAATATTTACATATATTCCACAAACAATCTCCTTCTTCTACTGTATAGGTATTATCTGTTTGGTTATCTGCTGGCGTTGAATCAACTGGAACTGTAGGAGTTGGCGGTGTTACTGTAGTTTGTGTAGCGGTTGTTGATGTAGCTGGAGTATCAACTATAGTTACAATTTTAGTTCTATAATCTCTATATTGCTTAAGCTTGATAGATACTTTTACATCAAAGCCGTTGTCGGCATCTTCTGTTATTTCATAATCCTCTAAAGATACTCTTATATTTGTATTGTAAAGTGTTTTGTTATTCATCTTTCTTACAACAATAAATTGAAATGGAGCATTATTTCTTTTTAATGCTTCTAATTTATCTAAATAATATTTAGCCTTTCTAAAGGTTCCTTGAATAAAGGGATATTTTACATTAGGGAAAAGGCATTCAAAACTAACATCTGTAAGCCCTGCTGTTTTTAAAATATTTATTTCACCATCATTTGCAAGTGTCATAGTTTTATTCTTATTATTTATCTTAAAACTTATCTTAGAGGGTGTTACAGGGCATAAAACTTTATCAAGATAGAATTTATAGCTCATAAGTTGCCCCCTCTCTAACACTCTGCAATCCTTCACTAACTGCTTGACCTAAATTATCTATAATACCATCCAAATCTAATTCACTACCAATATTATTATGATTAGTCATATCAACCTTAACTTCTGCTGTTGTAAATCTATTTATTGTATCTCTATCGGCGATATCTCTTAAATATTTTAAATCTTCGGAAGTAATATCTAATTTATCTTTAATATCTTTAGTATTTTTACCAGCATTATCTGCGCCATTTGCAGCTTTACTTAAAAGGTCATTGTAATCAAATGGTTGTCCTTGATCATTTGGTTGCTGTGGATTCATTAAATTTCCAGCCCATTTTTCAATTCCTGCTCCCCATTCATAACCTTTATTGAATTGATCTCCAATATTTAAATATTCTTCTCGAGGAACATTTATATAATTATTCATTGTTTCAGCGAATTTTGCTTCAAGTTCCCCTTTTGCATTTTGTAAATCACTAGTTATAGAAGTTCTATAATTTAATTCTGTTCCTTTGCTTAATCCGAGTTTATCAGCTATTCCAGCGGTATTTAATAAATCAACAAATTTGTTCCAAGCGCCAATGGCTGAGTTAATACCTTTTATAATTGCATTCGCCATATTAGTCGCAAAATTATCACAACCTTTAGTGGAAGCTATCATTGAATCTATAACTCCTATAGCAAAGCCTAAAAACAATCTTTTAACTGTTCCAATTGGATCATTAAAAGCATTCAATAAGAACTCTAAAAATGGAGCAACCGCATTATGTGCAAATACAA